CTCCATCTGCATCATTTACTTTAATAACTTTACCTGCGTGAGCAGCAAAAGTTAAAGTAGTTTCTGCTGTGATGTTAACAATCGAATCAGGTCCTGCAGTAACAAATCCTCTTAAAGATTTTACTGGTCCTGAAAACGTAGTTTGTGCCATAATTATATCCTCCTAGTTTACAGATTATAGTCTCTAGGCCGTCGACTATACGCGTCTATAATCCTTAAATAATTGTATAGTGGGTTTGTTATATAGTAGATTTTTATAGAGTGCAAGAGAGCCCGTAGTGAATGTACGTATTTCAACGATGTAGCTTTTATTAAGTAGCTACTGAAACTTCGGGGGCTGCATCCTCTATTTTATTAGTTAGATTAGCTATCTTAGCTTCCTCTAACTTAATAGCATTGACAACTTCTCTAATTTTATTGTCAATCCTCACCATGTCCAAAGTATACCTTTGGTTATCACGTTGGTGCACCGCCCATTCTGTCTCGAGACTTCTCTTCTGCTTGTAGAGGTCTCTGACCTGGATTTGCATTTATAACCTCCTCATAGGTTATCCATATTTTAGATGGATTACTAAATCCATCTTTTTCCCATACAATATCATTTTGTCCTAGTTTGTCAACTAGTGCATTATTGAAAGCTTCGCTGTTATCCTCAGACTGAAGATTAAAATCAGCGTAATAGCCGTATGCTCTGATCTGTACTCGGAAATTTTTCATGGTTGCCTTTCTTCTTTATCATAAAAAAAGGGGGCTCGAAAGCCCCCTTTTAATTTTCTTTTATTAAGTATTACGCACCTTCTACGCCGAAAATACCTCTAGGGTCTGATACGCCAAATACGTATCTTTCTCTAGCTTTGTATCTTACGTTTCCAGTATCGAAGTCACCTTCCATTTTAGTTGTGATAGGTGCTCTTTCGAAATACTTCATACCGTTTGGTACATCTGTGATGATGTAGAACGCATCCGTGTCAGTTAAAAAGTTATTAACTCTGTAACCTTGAGGGATCATTCCCATAGATGCGATAGCATTTACATCATTATCAGCTGTTGCTGTTCTGCCTTGAGATTTCATCAATCTTTCAGCTGTGAATTGTAGTTCACTTGGAACAATCATTTTCACACCTCTAGCAGCAATTTTTAGACCTCTTTCGTCTGTCATCGCAGCAATGTCGATTAACGACTGCTCTAATGAAGTTTCGTTTAAGTCAGCTTGCGTGCTTAAAGTGTTTTTAAATGTACCCGCAATTGTTGGGTGAGAGGCGTTAAATAAAGAAACACCATCACCTGAATCAAAGTTGTCCGTACTTGGAAGACCTTGAATCAACGGATTCACTGATTTTACTTGTTTTGTATTTGCCATCGATCTAGCCAAAGCTTTCGTGTATCTTGAAGCTAGTTTGTCGTAAAGGTTGTCCTCAACTGCTTCCTCAGTGATCGCAAACCCAAGAGCTATTGTCTCGTGAGTGTATCTTGCTGTGAAAGTTTCTTGAGCACTATCGAAAGCTACGCCAGAACCTTCTGGTTTTACCTGACCTCTTCCGAAACCTGACAACATAACTTCTTCTTCAAAAGCTCTGTCAGATGACTCTGTAGTATAAATTTCAGCATGCTGATTTTCATACCTTTTGTATTCCAGGCCGAATAGGGCATTCAATCCTGGCTCTAGTTCTTTAACTAGCTGATTACGTGATATCGCCATAATTATATCCTCCTATTAGATACCTGCATGTTGCTTGAAGAAGTGTTCGCTTATCACGACTCTCCATACAACATTTGCTGATGTAAGATCATCGTTATCGATGTCTCTACTTACACCAACAATTTTTAATTGTTGAGATGTAGTTCCTAACGTACTGTCATCTAAAGTTGTTTTAGATATGTAATTAGGAGTTGCACCCGCTGAGTAAGAGATCTCAGCTGTATTACCAACGTCAGTTTGCGCTGATGCACCAGTATTATTTGATCTGATCTCATAGATCTGGTGTGGATCATCAGTTACAAACGCCACAATATCAGTAGCTGCATTTGAGCCTAATAAGTGGTTTTGAAACGTCGGCTTGCTTGTAGACGAGTTAGTAAAGAAAACTCCGTTTAACGAACCTAAGAGTTGTTCCGTACCAGCTGCAGCTACCGCTGCTGTACCTGAGTTAGCCATTGCAACCACATCTTGGTTGTAAATAGCCGTCGCAGATGCTGCTACTGGATATTCTCCTAGTCCGCCAGAGTCTCTATTCTGACCCGCTTTCTTTAAAGGCTTTATTCCAAAGCCTACAGATGACGCGTTTGCCATTTTCGTTTCTCCTTGTTTGTTTTATTCGTTGGTTTGAATCGTTAAAAAATTAACTTTTCTTGCCACCGAAGGTTGTACGAGACTGCTTATCAATATTGATAGGCATTCTACTGTCCTGTTCCTTCATGAGGTCGTTATCGACTGCTTCAACGTTTTCCTGCGCTAGGTTAGCGTAGTATTTCGCACGTTGCTGCGCGATCTCATTTGGTACCCTTGTCAGCACAAGGCCTCCGTGCCCGATTACCCCAGAGTATTTGCCTTCTTGAATCACTGGATATTCATCCTCGCCGTATTCGTCTGCTCTAACTAATTCGTACCCGGACCTTAATCTTCCTTGTACATTTTTAGTGTCGACGTACCCGAGAACTTCAGTCCTGACCCATCTGTGTCGGAATCCGTCCGGCGCGTTGGGTGTATCTAAGTACGATGGTGGAGTCCAAACTTTTTTCCGTTCTGTTTTTTCTCTTGTTTGGCTCGCACGAGTTGGTTGTTTATTTGTCATATGCCTATACCTCCTTCGTGTTTATCAGTTGTTTCGCATATTCTTCTAGTGGCACACCTAATTTTTTAGCGATTGCTACTTGGCTTGGTGTGAGTTTTACCGATCTGCGACCAGTCTTTGGACTACGCGTTGCAGATGCAACAGTTTGTGTAGGTTTACTTGTCGTCTTCTCCACAGGTGTATCAAATTTATGGGGAAATTCAAGTCTTATTCTTTTGTCTATTTCCTTATAATATTCGTCTGTTTGTGGATCAAAGCCTTCTTCTTCAGTTAGTTTTCTGTGAAGATCAAAAGCAGTGTATGTCATGGCATTATCTTTACCAAACCAGTCGTTTTTAGTAGCCCAATCCTCTGCTCTTGGATCAGGGGCCTGTACGGTTGGTTGATAAGGTTGTGCCTGTTCTTTAGGCTTCTCGGCAGCTACCTTCTTCTCCATCTCTTGTTTAGTTTTAAGTTCAGCAACTTTAGCTTGCTCATAACCAAGTTGAGAAATAGATGTTAAAGCCTCTACCTCTGCTTTTTTATCGTTTGCGTCTCTAGCAGCAATCAACTTTTGTTGAGCCGCTAATAAAGAAGATTTGACTCGGCCTTCCATCTCAGCCACATAGTCCGTATCTAAAACGTTCACTTTAGAAGCCAAAGATTTATTTTCATCTTGTATTCTTCTAGCAAATGCTAAAGCTTCTTCTCTTTGTCTTTCAGCTTCACGCATTTTTTTAGTTAGTTTAGCAATTCTTTTTTGAACTCCATCACTATACTTCTCGTGTTCGTCTTTTACTTCTTCTTTTTTCTCTGTCTTTTGTTCTTCACTGTTCTCGTCACTTCGAACATCCAACTGCTCATCAGATTTCTCAGATGTATCATCGGGCTGAACATTGTCTTCAGTATTTGTTTCATTTTGAACCTCAACTGTTTCATTTTCTGGTTTTTTGTTTTCTTCTAATTGAATCTCAGCACCAGGGCCTGATGTATCAATGTCGACTGTTTTATCGTCAGCTTGCATAGCTTCCTCCTATGTTAAAATTCGTGGATGATATCTTCAGGGTTATCCACGGTCGCTAGAATCTCATCGTCGTTTAACATTCTAACTTCACCCCCTTCTATCTTTATTCTTGATCCTGCATATCTTGCAAAGATCACCCAGTCTTTTTCCTTGCACCAAGGACCTTCAGGGTATCTTTCTTTGTCTCGGTAGCAATCTGGTCCCATTCTAAGAACGAGTCCACACTGCGATGCAACTTGTTGTTTCTCTAAAGATGTTTCTGCTAATATTAATCCACCTTTAGTTTTTTCATTCATTTTAAAAGGCAGTACTAACATTCTCCAACCCGTAGGTTTAGGAAGCTTTGTAGCTTCTGTTGTTACTGTCTTTTCCGGTTCTTTTTCGTATTTTTCTATGAGTGCATTCCTATGTTTAGGAATCTCTTTTGATGTTGATGATAGTTCCTTCTTTGTCATTTTGCTCCTTTTGTTTTAGCAGGCTAGATATCTCCTGAATAATATATTGATACGTTCGTATCTGTCCCAACATATAGTTATATTTTTCCATATTGTCAACACCCCCGCTAGTCATGGCTGCAACAATATCTTCATACCGTTGAGTTATTATCTTTCTTAACTTACCTATTATTTCCATTCCGTCCATTAGTCTACCCACCTTTCTATAATTTTTATCTTTTCTTCGGCATCTACAATCGTTTGTAGAAGTTTATCCATTTCATCCAAATGCTGTGGATGCTCACCTATGCCTACCGAATTATGCATATAGATGTTTAAAGTAGCTACAGATTCTGCGATCTGTGCCTCATACCTTTTTTTGAGTGCCTCTAGTTTTCCTGATTGCATCTTTACCTTTCTTAAATATTGCAGCGACTTGTCTTTTACCCATAACCTTGGCGCGCTGTTCACCAACAGTTAAAATCTGAATTTTCCTCGCAAACGTCTTATTAACCTTTTTAACCTTCGCGACCGTCCTGCGAGCATCACTTGGAGTCGCAAATTTAATTCCGACAGTATCTTTTGGATTTTCATCTGTGTATAGCCTCCTTCCTGAGCCTTTTGGTTTTTTACCTGTTCCTACTTTTGGATCCGCCACGTAGTGCTCCTTGTAACATTTTCTTTTGTTTAGTATGAGCCTTAACTGCTTTGCCCAATCCTTTAATCACTTTTTTAATTGCTTTTCTTTTTTTTAGCATTTCCATCTCCTTCTTGCCTGACGGATACGTGAATTCGGATCGTTACGTGTTTTTGCTGATGATCTTTTTAATTGTCCTAGTGATCTAGCGCAGTATGATTTTCTGCGATTAGCAGCTTTTGATCCTGGTCTCACTTTTCCAGTCACGGCTGTTTTTAGTTTAGAGCCGGGATTCATTCTTCTATAGGCTTTGACCCCAGCTTCAGTCATGCCTGCTCCAGACTTTGTAGGTCTAAAGTTCTTTTTATTCCTAGCCGGCATTCCGCCTTTTGCTAGTTGTTCTCTTACTTGGAAATCATTTCTCATACTAATCCCCCTAATCCCATCTTCTTTCTTTTAGGAGCAAATGTTGCTGCTCTTGATGGTTTAGGTCCTGTGTTCGCTACTGCTTGCTTTCTTCTTACGGCACCCGCACGTTGCCCTTTGGACATCGCTCTTGCTTTCGCAATGGGCACGCATTTTGGATAATTTTTTCTTTTTTCGCCACCACTTCGTCCACACTTCGGGTATGAGCCATCCGATCGCTTGTTTGCAATATCGACCCAATTTTCCTTCACCCATGATCGTAGACCTTTTTTAGCCATACATTCTTGCTCGCTTTGCCATAAAACCACCACCAGCTGCTTTGGTTCTATTTTTCTTTTTACCACCTGGTGTTATTTTACCCGAGCATACGCCTGACGCGTACATGTTTGCGTACGCGGATGGGTAAACTTTGAATTTACGCTTCGCGGCAGCTTTACCTTTGGGACAGAGTTTAGCCATTAAACTCTACCACCTTTTTTCATATAACCCATTTTGTTTCTAACTTTTTTAGGTAATTTTTTTAAACCCTTTTGATTTGGTTTTACGGGTTTTAAAACTTTACCACCTTCTTTGAAACCAGGGACTTGTTTATTGTATCTTCTATTAGGCATTTGTTCTCCTTAGAAATATTTCGTTTTTTTACTTCTGCCAGCCATAACTTTACCACAGCCTTTCGAAACTTTTCCGCCTTTTCCGTAACCCATTCTTCCACCTTTAGCTGCAAAAGTGAAATTTGATATGTCTCCTGGAATAATCGGTTTACCCGCTTCGATGCTGATCATCTCATCCATATTCATAGGCTCAGGTTTTACATCAAGAAAACCCTCATCCGCAGTTACACCTTTGTTTCTGCCTCTCAACGCTGCTGCACCAAGTCCTGCCAATAAAGCAGCACCTAGAATTTTTTTCATTTTACTTTTCTTTTTCTTAGCCATTATTTTTTACCTCCTCTAAATATTTGTGTACCCTTTATACCAAAAATGCTCGCCACGACAAGGATCCATAAATTCGTGAACCATTTCGGAAGAGATTGAAAATATTCAAAGAATAATTTTACCTTTTCCATTGCAG